ATTCCTAGAATGGTTATCAATGTAGATAAAGCCCATCTAGAGGTACCAACACATTCAATTGATGATATTGTAAGTTTGGAAGTAAATTTCCACGGCTTACCAACTTCTGTAGATACTACAGATGAGTACACAATCGACTTTGTAGGACCAGACGTAACTTAACTTTAGCGGGAGGGGAAACCCTCCCTCTTTTAACCAGGAAATAGAATGACAGAACAAGAAAATAAATCAATATCACTAGCGAGTTTATTAACTCCAAGTAAAACAGTTTCAGTAGACTACCCAGGAATGAGTGGATTCTCTGTAGATCTTTGCTATTTAGCGAGAGAAGAGTTAGTAAAACTTAGAAATCGCTGTGTATCTCAAAAGTTTAATCGTAAAACACGAGGATTCGAAGAATCACTTGACGAAGATAAATTTTTAGTAGAGTATGTAAAAGCTGTAATAAAGGGATGGAAAGGCTTAAAATATTCTTACTTAGAAGAGCTTCTATTGGTGGATATCAGTGCTCTCAATCCCGAAGATGAACTTGAGTTTAACCACGACAATGCAGAAACGTTAATGAAAAACGCATCTGACTTTGACACTTGGGTATCTGAAGTCACAGGTGATTTAGAAAATTTTACGAAGACCAAGTAAACAAAATACTTGGTCTGCTGGACATACAGTACAAAGAAGGACAGATAACTTTAGATACATATTTTGATTTATGTGAACAAAGTGGTAAAGACCCTGATCCTGACGAAATGCCACCTAGCCTTGAGGATTATCCTTATGAGGTACAGGTGGCTTTTTTATTGCATGACTTTTTACCTGATCGTTGGGATGGAATGAGTGGTTCTTACATGGGGAAAGATTTTTCTTCTATAGGAACATTACTGGATATTTGGAAAGTAAAAGATAAAAAAATCTGTCTACAATTTATAAAACATATAGAAGCACGACATTCTAGAAAAATTAATTTAGAAGGCGAAAAACGCAGAAAAGCAGCTGAACAAAAAGCGAAAAGACCTCGCGGTGGCGGGGGTATTAGTGTACAAGGATAAATGGCTAAAAAAGAAATAAAAATTCCGATTAAAGTAGATGGTAAGCAAATTTTATTAACTCAAAAAGAGATAAAAAAATTAGCAAAAGAAACTACTAAAGCTGCAAGCGGCTTTGATGCAATGAGTACTTCGCAAAGAGGTGCAGATCGTGCAGCTAAAGGTCTATCAAGACAATCGTCAAATTCAACAAAAAACTTTTCAAAAATGCAACAAGGCATCAGCGGAGGACTTGTTCCCGCATATGCTACTCTTGCTGCCCAAGTATTTGCTGTTAGTGCCGCCTTTCAATTTTTACAAAACTCTGTAAACTTTAAAAATCTTATAGAAGGACAAAAAGCTTTTGGTTCTGTTACAGGTACAGCTTTTGGAACAATTACATCAGCAGTACGAGCAGCTACAAATGGTCAATTAGCATTTGCAGAAGCCGCACAAGCTACAGCAATTGGTACAGCCGCAGGATTAAATAGAGCACAACTAGAACAGCTAGGAAAAGCAGCTAGAGATACATCACTTGCATTAGGAAGAGATTTAACAGATTCTTTTAATCGTCTTATAAGAGGTGTAACAAAAGCAGAACCAGAATTATTAGATGAATTAGGTATTATATTAAGACTTGATCCTGCTTTAAAAGCTTATGCAACAAGTATAAATAAAACTAAAGAAGAATTAAATGCTTTTGAAAGAACACAGGCAGTATTTAATGAAGTAGCTGGACAAGCTGAAGATAAATTTGGTAGAATAACAGAAATAATGAATCCAAGTGCATTTGCGCTAGCACAATTTGCTACTGCTTTTGATGACTTATTAAATATTTTAAAATCTGGAGTTGGATTTGTTGCACAAAAACTTTTACCTTTCTTTACTGAAAATATTTATGCATTAACTGCAGCTTTATCTCTTTTTGCCCTTCCAATAATTAGAACTATATTACCTTCTTTTGCAGCTATGGAAACAAAAGCAGCAGAAAATCTAAAAGGTTTACAAGGTTCTTTAAAAGAAACAGAAAAATCTATGAAAAGCTTAGCTGTTTCTCAACAAGCTATGGATGCAGGTGATGCAGGTCGTGCTAAAATGACTACCTCAGGTCAATCTGGTGCAAAGACAATGCTTTCAAAAGCAGGAGTAACTGTAAAAGGAGACTTATCACAAAGACAAATTGCTGCCTATAAAAGGTCAATGGATCAAAAAACAGGAATTTATAACAAATTTAATAACCAAGAAAGAATAGCATTTAAAGCACATTTAGCCAAATTAGATGCAGTTCATAAAGCTTCTACAAACAAAAGAAAATTACAAACTCAAATAGCAGAGCAACAAAAACAAGTAGCTTTTAAAAAAACCGAAATGGTTTATAAAAGAGCGCAAATAAGAATGGTTCAAGCTACAGCACTTGGTGCAAAAGCTATGAATAAAGCTATGGCAGCCGCGGGTATCATAGGTATAATAACTTTAATTGCCTCTGCAGCAGTTTCTTTATTCAATTTCTTTAGAGTAAAAGATAAAGAGGCTGAAGCAGCAAAAGAAAGAATGGATGGTTTAACAGATTCTGCAGAAAAGTTAAATTCTGAATTAGGAAGATCATTAGAGGTAAGAGCACAAGGATTACTTTCAGTTGGGCAATATGCTATGCAAACTGCAAAAATGATACAAAGTGCTTCTGCCCAAGTAATGGCAGCTGAATTTGCAGCTACAGCAAGCTCTCAAACAGATAGAAGAAAAACAATATATATACAAAAAGGAGAGCGAAAAGAAGTATTTAAAGATAAATCCTTTCGACAAAATATAAAAGAAACAGAACAAAGTTTTAGATTATTAGCAAAAGGTTCTCTTGATGATCTTTCGAAAGCTTATGAAGATATTGCGAATACAGTAAAAGAAGGAAAAGCTCCTACAGAGACTCAACTTAATAACTTGAAAAAACTTGAAGGAGAATACATGGGGCTTGCTCAATCAGTAGAAAGAGCTGCTGAAGTACAAAAAACTTTTGACCAATCTTTAAGAGGGGCAGTAGGACCTAAAAGACAATTTCAAGCATTAAGAAGTTCAGGAAAAGCTCTTGCAGAAAATTTAGATAATCAATTAATAATGCTTGAAAACGATAAAAAGCTTGCTGAAAAAGAAAAGGCTAAATACGATCTAGATAAATATAATCAGCAGAAAAAATCTTTAACTGATCAACAAACAGCACAAACAACAATGAACTCAACTCTAGATGAAATTTTAGAGAAAGAAGATCAAATAGCTTCAAAAACCCAAGAACAGCTTAGAGCAAAACTAGCAATAAGTCCTTTAAATTCAGCTGCAAATCAAATAGCAAGAGCGGAAGCAGGAATAGTAGATAAAGTATTAGCTGCTCGAAAACAGCAATTAGCAGTAGAGGTAGCAGAAGCACAGTTAGCTGCTGCAGGAAAAGAAGAAGAAAAGAAAGATGCTAAATTTAATTTAGAATTACAAAAGGATCTACTTGAAACAAATAAAGCACAAATAACTGCTGAAGCAGAAAAAGTAGCTTTACAAGAAATACAAATTAAAAATGCTGAAATATTGAAAAAACTAGGAATGGAATCTACTTTAGCAGGAGGAAATGTTGCTTTATTTAATGCAACTTTTGAAAATGCTAATAAATTTATGAAAGGCACAAAAGCATATCAAATGGCATCTATACGAGATTCAGCAAATTATAGAATACAACAATCACAAGCAAATACAGAAAATAACAAAGCTAGATTAGAGAACCAAAAAGTTAACGCGGACCAACAAATGGTAACTCTACTAAATGCCAGAATTAAACAAGAAGAAGAATTAGGTAGATTAAATGAAGAAAAAATTAGATTTGAATCTACTATGATAGGTCAAACTATGCTAGCCGCAGGACAAGCAGGAGCAACAGCTCTAGAATCTTCAGCAACTTCAGGCATTATTGGAGTTATAAAAGGAGAAAAAAGCGAAAAAGAAGCTCTAAAAGAAACAGCGCTTGCAGTTGCAAACGCAGTATTAGAAAGTATAATTAGTAGTTTAGTAGCTTCAGCACTGTCTGCTATGGCTATTACTACCCCTGCAATAACAAGTGCTCATGCAGCAGGTGCAGGAGTCGCTGCCTCGGCAATAACTACTGCATTTGCTACTGGAGGAGCGACAGCTGCTGGAATGATAAAAGCAGCTATGACGCTAGGAGGAGGCTTAGGCTTTAGATATGGTGGGATTGTAAGCGCAGCAGAAGGAACAGTTGCATCAGGACCACAGTCAGGGTATCCAGCAATTCTTCATGGAACAGAAGCTATAGTACCATTAGGGCAAGGAAAAAATGCAATTCCTGTAGAATTTAAAAACGCTATGCCTACAGGAGCAACAAATTCAGTAGTAAATGTTACTATAAACAGTGATGGAAGTACACAAATGGATGAGAGTGAGGCTACACAATTTGGACAAGCAATACAATCAGCTGTACAAAATGAAATAGCAAAACAAAAAAGATCTGGCGGGATGCTAGATAATACCTTATAGGACGATAAAATGGCATTAGGATTTACAGACTTAACAAATACACAAAGAATACCAGATAAAGGACTCAATGCAACTTCAGAACCAGTACTATTTTTAACACAATTTGGGGATGGGTATGAACAGAGAGTTGCTAATGGAATAAATAATTTAAAACAAACTTTTTCTATTAGTTTTGATGATAGAACAAAAGAAGAAATTGACGATATAATTGCATTTTTTGTAAATAAAGCGGGAGTAACTTCTTTTGACTTTACTTATCCAGATTCAAATAATTCAGGAGAAACAACAATAAAAGTTATTTGCGAAAGTTGGTCACAATCTTGGAACTATGATGAATTTTATAGTTGTTCAGGAACATTTAGAAGAGTATACGAATCATGACAGATAAGTTAATGGTAGAAGATCTACAAAAACAAACTCCAGGCTCTGCTCTTGTACATCTTTTTGAGCTACAAATTAGTGAATCTTCGTATGTATACTTTCATAATGGGCTTGATAACGATTTATCAAGTTTACAATTTAGAGATTATGATACAAACAGTACTATAAGAACTTATACAGCAATACCTGTACAAGCAGAAGGATTTGAACAAGCAGCCTCAGGTCCAACAAATAGACCAAATATTGGTTTTGCAAATGCAACTTCAGTATTTTCTTCTGCTGTAGGAGATTATGATGCTCTTATTGGCAAAAAAGTAATAAGAAGAACAACTCTTAAAAAATATTTATATGGAGAAAGTGAGGATGCCAGCCCCCCTGTTGAATACCCAAGACAAATATATTTTATAGATAGAATAAATCAAAGAACAAAAGGAACAATCTCTTTTGAACTTACTTCTGCTTTTGATTTAGAAGGAATTAAAGTACCGGGAAGACAAGTTGTTGCAAATGGATGTCCTTGGATTTATACAGGAGCAGATAAAGGATTAAATGAGCATGAAAAAGTAGGCGGATGTACTTGGAGTAAAGAAGGAAAATTCAAAGCAAGTTACAAATCAACTTTAGACGGAGAAACTGAATATATAGTACTTGTAAATGTTGATGATGAATATATTGTTCCAGGCTCAGGAGAAAGTGGAGCAATAACTTTTACAGCTCATACTACAGGAGGAATTTCAGTAAACGGATATTACTCCAATACAACAACTTTAGGAACAGCAAGTGGAGTAAGAAGAATAAACGAAAATGGACTTATAGATACTGCAGCAGATTCTTCAACAATTACAAATTATTGGCAAGCAAAAAAGACAGAAGGAAGTCCAGGAACTTTGACCGATAATAATACAAATGTAAATAGAATACGATTATGGACAACTTGGGATAGTTCTACAACTTACTATGCTTATACAGAAGATAGACACAATGATTATGTAAGATACACAAGCGGAGGTCTTACTCGTCTTTGGAAAGCAAAGAAAACAAACATAAATCAAGCTCCTGGTTTCAATGAATATTGGGAACTCGGCGACATATGTGGAAAAACTTTAGAGTCTTGTAAAAGAAGATATGGATGGGATCCTAAATCTGCGGGAACAGCAACTACAACAGGAAAAGCAAACCCAGATACAACAGCCGTTTTAATGTTTGGAGGTTTCCCTGGTGCAAAAAGATTTAAATAGTTTATTAGAAGAAATTTATTTAGAAGCTGAAAAAGCTGCTCCAAAAGAAATGTGCGGGTTTATTATTCAGCAAAATAACAAAACAAAATGGATTTTATGTGAAAATAAATCCGAAAATAAAAATGAGTTTAAAATTGACGGACACGCTTTCGTTAAATATCAACTTACTTCAAAAATTTTATATGTAGTCCATAGTCACTACATGGAAGATTGTAAACCAAGTCAACATGATATAAATGGGTGTAATGAAGTTGACATACCTTACTTAATTGTAAGCTACCCACAAAAAGAACATTATATATTGGAACCAGCATGACAAGAAATATTTATTTAAAAGGAAAAATGGGAAAACTTTTCGGTGAGCATTGGAAACTCAATGCATCTACTGTGCGCGAGGCAATGAATGGAATAGATGTACAAAGAGAGGGAAAACTAAAACAATATTTAATAGATTGCACTGAAAAAGGAATTGAATTTACAGTACAAAGAGGACAAGATTTTTTAGAGTACGATAATTTGCAGATGGAGCTAGGAAATGATGATATAATTATAACTCCACTTCCAGTTGGTGCAGGGAAAACAGCAGGACGAATAAAAGCAATTATTGGAATAGCACTAATTGTAATTGGTGTGCTTTCCTTAATGTCAGGAAATCCCATACTTGCTGTAGGAGCTTGGTATCTAATAGGTGCAGGTGCCTTACTTGCAAGTATCGGTATAGTTGAAATGCTTACTCCAGATACTCCCAGTAACTCGAAGGATGGATATTTATTCAATGGACCAGAAAATAGTGTTAAACAAGGCATCCCTGTGCCTTTATGTTATGGAGAGTTAATAGTTGGAGGAGCTCCAATTAATTTTGGGTTTACCGATAGACGAGCAGATTATGCTTCAGGATTTTCAAGAGTTACAGTTTCAGAATCAGGTTATGGGTCGCACGACACTTATGGAAGATACCAAACTATAACAAATAATACAGGCGGTACAGGCGGCGGCAAAGGAGATGATGGAAGATCAGGAGGAAGTGACACTGACTTCTCCTTCAACAGCGGAAAATAATTATGGCAGTAAAAGGAATAGGAAATGGAAATGATGGATACTACGGCGGAAAAGTAAGTAATACTTCGGAACAAACAGCTGTAGTATATGATCTACTTTCTGAAGGTCCAATTGAAGGACTTGTAGAGGGTGCTGCTTCTATATATTTAAATGGAATACCTATTATAAATGAAAGTCAAAATAAACTTTGGGGAGCCTCAACTTCACGAGATGTTAGTTATAACGCTAGCACTGGAGTAGTAACAGATAATACGAGTACTATGTTTGTAGATCGTAATAGCGATGAAGGAACATATTATATACTTATCGCAGGTGCTAAAAAACAAGGGTCAGGTATTGCAACAACAACAGCAGACTCAAAAACAGTAACAACTTCAACTGCTTTCTTTGCTTCAGACGATGAAAGATTCAAAGCAAATACAACTTTTCTTTTAAGTCAGTATGTAGTTATAAAAGATGCAGGAGCAAATGGAGCTGACTATATTGGTTATATAACAGAATTTACAAGCTCTACAGAAGTAACAGTTCATCCCCCCGTCCCTACAACAGTTTCTGGAAAAGATATAGAAATAGATTTAGTTGATGCCATTTCTTCTTTTTCTGGTAACACTGCTACTCTTGCAAATGGAGGAGGAGTAAATGTTTCAAATGGTTTCTCTGAAATGTCTGTGCCTACTCAAACAGCACAAAGTACTCCTAAATTAAATTTTGAAAGAGTTTCTTATGCATTTCGTTCTGGATACAGAGATCAAGGAGTATTGCCTGGCCCGGGAGGATTAGGTAGTGGTTCAATTGCTGCAAGTGTCGGAGCAGAATTACCTGCAAGTTACTATGGTTATTTAAGTAATGTTTCAACAACTCCTGCAGATGATGGAAATTGGATAAATGCAACAGAACCAACTACAGGAGACACAGGAATAGAAAGAACTCATACTCAAATGGGAGTTACAAATCCAGAAGAAGTAGATCAAATAAATATAACTATAGATTTTCCTCAAGGATTGTATGGATATAAGAGTAAAAATGGTAGAGAATTTAATTCATTTGCTGAATTTCAGATATTCTTTTCTTATACAAAAGATGGATCAAATTATACAGACACACTCCAATTTGGACCAACTGACTCTAGCATAAATACAAGACAAATAGATTTTGGAGGAAGACAAGGTAAACCCATTATTCCAACTAATGGATACTATGAAACTCTTACGAAAACACCTTTTACAAGAACATTTAGTTTTGATATAGAACAATTTAAACCGTTTGCAGGATATAAAGTAAAAATTAAAAGAGTAAATATTGCAAATGCAACTCATGGAACGACTCAACAATATAATGGTACTACTGTAAAAGCAATTGAAAATATTATAAAAGATAAATTATCTTATCCTTATACTGCGTATGGAGCAGTAATATTTGCAGCAGAAGAATTTACTGATATTCCAACTCGAGGCTATCACATTCGAGGACTTAAATGTAAAGTTCCAACTAATTACTTTTCTCGCCATGAGTTAAGTGAAGGAGCAAATGCTTCTTATACTAGAAAAGTCGTGGACAATGGTGGAGGAAGTTTTACAGTTACAAATGAGTCAAATTATCAAGATTGGGATGGTAACTTTAGAGGAGATATAAAAACTTTTACAAGTGCAAAAGATCCCAACCATAATCCAATTTGGACAGATAATCCTGTTTGGATTATAATGGACTTATTAACAAATGACAGATACGGTCTAGGAAAGTATTTAGATCCAGACAATGACTTTAAATATATAGACAAATTTAAATTATTTCAAATTGCAAAATATTGTGATGAGCTGGTTCCAGATGGAAAAGGAGGAACAGAACCTCGATTTTCTGCAAATGTATATTTAAAACAAGGAGCAGAAGCACAAAAAGTTATAAAAGATTTATATAGTGTTTTTAGGGGGATGCTACTATGGTTTGATGGACAAGTTTCTGCAAGTGTAAATGCGTACAAAAGTCCTATTTATACTTTTACAAAAGGCAATGTTGTAGGGGGAGTATTTGCTTATCAATCAAGTTCAAGACGTAATCGATCAAATCAGATAAGAGTTACTTGGAATAATCCAGATACTTTATATGAACAAGACGTAGAAATTGTTGAGGATACTGAAAATATAATAAGTACAGGAAGAATAAATCCAAAGGAAATTGTTGCTTTTGGTTGCACAAGTCAAGGTCAAGCAAAAAGATTTGGTAAATGGCATTTACTTAGTGAAAAACTAGAAAAAGAAGTAGTTAGTTTTGAAACAGGTTTAAATGCAGCTTTTTTACTCCCAGGAGATGTAATTGAAGTACAAGATGCAGATACAGATGATGTTCAATTTAGTGGTAGAGTAAGTACTTCTACTTCTTCAACAACAACAAGAGTATATTTAGATAGAGCAATTGATCTAAGTGCTGCAAGTACTACATTTGAGTTAAATCTTATATATCCAAAAGGAGGGGCTTATTTATCCCAAGTTTCAGCAGTAATTAATTCTACAACATATCAAAGAGGAGATTTAATATTAGTTGATGAAGATGGAGCTGCAGTAAATACAGAAGCTAAAGCAAATAATGTAAAGGATGATAATGGCGACCTAGTACAATTATTCTGGTCAGAAGAGGCTAGAATCGAAACCAAGCAAATCTCTAATTATAATGCATCTGGTGATGTAACTCTATCTTCTGCTTTTTCTGAAGCACCAAATGCAGAAGTAATTTGGTCTATTACAGCACGAACAGATGCAACAGGAGAAAAAATTGCTGGATCTCCAAAAGAATATGTCATAATATCTAATACTGAGAACTCCCAACAGCAAACTTATCAAATTACAGCAGTAGAATACAGTCACGATAAATTCGATATTATTGATCGTGGATATACTATTGATATTGTTCCTCTAGATAGAAAAAGTCCTACAAGAACAGAAGAAGTCCCAGCGCCTAGAAGTTTTATACTTACTGCGACACCTGGGGGAGCAGACGATACAAAAGATACAGAATCAACACCTGAACTAGGACTTAATTTATTAGCAAGTTGGGAAGCGCCTGAATCTACACGATTAGATGTTGATGGAAATGCAAAAACAACGCCTTATGAATTTATTGCAGGATACGAAATAAAAATAAATATTCCAGATCCAACCACTGGAAGAACATCAAATGTGTACAAAACAGGACCAAGTACAAATTCATATACATTTAAAGACATTGCTAGAGGCACGTATACAGCGCATGTAAGAACAGTAAATACTCAAGGTAACTATTCGAATTATATAACTGCAAATATAACAATTGATCTTGAAAAAGAAACAATTGATAATAAATCAAGAATTGGTTTAGTAGCTTTAGGAGGTCAACTAAATCAAAATTTAGCAATTGATTCTTCAACTGGTTTAGCAGAAATAGGATCATCAAGTTATACTTATTTATCTCCAAACTCTACAGAATATTCATTTTCATCGACAGGAACAGGTAATTATCAACAAAGTTTTTCTGGTATGGGAGCAAGCGCAACAGCTTATTTATTATTTGATGCTTCTTCCAATACAGATAAATTAAAAGCAGTACAAGTAATTGAGAATACTACAGCAACAACAGCAAACGGAGAAAAGTTACTATTTCAATATATTGCAGAATTAGGCGCTTCAAATGATGGTTTAACAGCAATAAGTGGAACAATTACACTAGCAGCAGGAAAATCAATTGTAACAGGAAGCAGTACATCTTTTACTTCTGAGTTTGCTGTAGGAGATAAAATATTTTTTGGAACAGGAACATCTTTATTTCAAGCAAAAATTAACTTTATCTTCTCAGATACAAAAATAGAATTAGACAGAGTTTCTACAAGAAGTTACAGTGGAGCTACTGTTTCTAAACTAAGTTTTATACCTGATTTTAAAAATGACGCAATACTAGCAAGAGTTGCAACAGATGGAAGTACAGCGTATTCTTTTAGCCAATTATATGTTATAACAGCAGGAGTAACAGGAGCAGACGGTGCAGACGGAGCAGCAGGGGATGATGCAAGAGCAGTAAATTTAACGATTGCAGACCAAACTTTTGAATATGACACAAATGGAGCAAATCCAAGCCCTTCTTCAGCTACAGCTAC